GAAAAATTTAATTACATGGTAGGTATAACTTTTATTTTATTTTTATTTATGATTACTTCTTGTTCTTATGTAGTAGACAGAAATAAAAAAGAGGAAATAGAAATCAAACCACTAAAATCAATTCAAAAAGTAAACTGCAATACCGATAAACTGACTAAGCTAGAGATTGCTAATTGTGAAATGGAAGCTAGACTGTTGGAGTTAAAGTATTAAATCTTACACAGTAAGATAGAAAGGTAAACATGGAAGACGGAAACCTAAGATTATATGTTCTTAAAATTTTATTAATAAAGAAGAACTTTCTTAGAGTTAAAAATATTATACACAGAGATTTTTTCTCTAATGGGGTAAGGGATATTTACAATGCCATATGTCAAATCTATGAGGACAATCCTGAACTAGAAGAAATAACTTACGATGATTTACGTATCAGTTATTTTGAAACATACTTCTCTAATCAAAGTGTTAATGCTCAATTAAATATTAAAAACATTATCAGTCGATTAGAACAATCAAAACCAATGACAGATAGTGTCATTGAAAATGCCATTAAGAGTATGTACAAAATGGCTAAGGCAGATGAGATGTCAAGGTTATGTATTGAGTTAGGAAATAATCCTAGCAAACATTCATTTCAAGAAATCAAAAGATTCTTAAATGAGATTGATGAGGAAAACTTTGAAGACAAAGAGAGTACTCTACTTAGTAATAACTTTGATGAGATACTATCTGTTAACAAACACAATGGTGAGTTCAAGTTTAACATTAATGAACTTCAAAATTCTACCGAGGGTATTGGCCGTGGAAATTTTATGGTTGTATTTGCTAGACCTGAGACAGGAAAGACTGCCTTTTGGGTTAGTCTTGTAGCCAAACAGAATGGATTTGCATGGCAAAAATATAAATGTCATGCCTTCATTAATGAAGAACCTGCTAAGCGTGTTCAGATGAGAATGGTTACTGCATGTAGTGATGTGACAAGAAAAGAAGTATACAACGGAAGTAAAGAGTTGGCTCAAAAACAATGGTCCAATATAAAAGATAATGTTTTTATTCATGACAAAGTAGACATGACTATGGAAGACTTAGATACTTACTGTAAAGATAATGAGGTGGATGTTTTAATCATTGACCAATTAGACAAAGTTAATGTTGTAGGTAAGTATAATTCTTCTCATGAAAAGTTAAGAGAGATATATCGACAGGCTAGAGAAATAGCCAAGCGACACAGTTGTGTAGTGATTGGTATGTCACAGGCTTCAGCAGAAGGTCATGGCAAAGCTAGCCTTAGCTTCAATGTTATGGAAAATTCTAAGACAGGTAAGGCCGCTGAAGCTGATTTAATTATTGGTATTGGTAAGAATGATATGGAAGAGTTAGATGTTAATGAAGGTTATCGTAGGACCATATCCATATCAAAGAATAAGTTATCAGGAACACATCCTGTCTTTAATCTCCATATCATACCTTCACTATCACAATATACATCTATCGTAGAATAAGAAAGGAATAATTTTGATTACAGTATTAGATATAGAAACAACATTTACAAAAGAGGGTGACCCTACACCCTTCAATCCTGAGAATAAATTGGTTAGCATTGGAATTAATGACCAATATTTTTTCTTCTATCATAAGGATATGAAAGATATGAAAAAAATACAGGAAAATAAAAAGGCAGTTCAAGACATATTAGACAAGTCGGTTTTAGTGGTAGGTCATAACCTAAAGTTTGATATGTCTTGGATGTACGAATTTGGTTTTACCTATGAAGGTAAGCTATATGATACTATGTTAGCTGAGTACATTATCAACAGAGGTATCAAAGGTAAGTCAGTATCGTTAAAAGAATCTTGTAAGAGAAGACAATTAAATATGAAGTCGGATATCTTATCTAGCTATATGGATGAAGGTTATGGTATTGACGAGATTCCCTTAGAAAAATTAGAAGAGTATGGTAAGCAAGACGTAGCTATTACTCGACAGTTATATCTTACACAAGTAAGATTGTTCAACCAACCGGGGAATAAAGTTCTTAAACCTACAAGAGATTTGATGAATGATTTTCTACGTGTCTTAATTGATATGGAATGTAATGGTAACTACATTGACTTACAAGAATTAGATGAAGTGGAAAAAGAATTAAATCAAGAATACTATCATCTTAAAAATAAAATAGGTAAAATCATTGAGCAAGTTATGGGTGATACTAAAATTAACTTATCCTCTACTGAGGATTTATCAAAGGTTATTTATTCTAGAAAAGTCCATGATAAAAATATTTGGTCTAGTATCTTTAATGTAGGTATTGATAAAAGAACAGGCAAACCTAAGAAAAGACCTAACATGACTGAGAAAGAAGTTGAACAGTTGACAATGAAACATACTGACCAAGTCTATAAAACAATCGCTTCTCAATGTGATATGTGTAGTGGATTAGGGTATATCAGAAGAATCAAACAAGACGGTAAACCTTTTAAGTCTACAAACAAATGTCCTAAATGTAAAAGTGAGGGTATGTTATTTGTAGAAACAGAAGCCAAGGCAGGATTTAATTGGAAGACAAAACAAGTGTATGATGTTGCTCAAGGTGGATTCAAGACCGATAAGGAAACACTAAATAGAATTAGTAAATTGGCTGAAGGTTCACTGAAAGAATTTGTCGATAGTATTATTCGCTACAGTGCGATTGAAACTTATCTTAATACTTTTATCACAGGAATCAAAGATAACGTAAGAGAGAATAAAATTCTTCATCCTTCTTTTAATCAACATACAACAGTGACAGGAAGACTATCTTCTTCTAAACCTAACTTCCAAAACATGCCAAGAGGTGATAAGTTTCCTGTGAAGAGAGTGATTAAATCACGTTTTGAAAATGGGGAAATCATTGAAGTTGATTTTGCTCAGCTAGAGTTTCGTACTGCTGTGTTCTTAGCACAGGATACTCAAGGTATGAAAGACATCCAAGAGGGTGTTGATGTTCACCAATATACTGCAGACATTATTGGTTGTTCACGACAAGATGCAAAGGCTCATACATTTAAACCTTTATATGGTGGAATGATGGGTAAGAAAAAAGAAAGGGAATACTATGATAAATTTTTAAAGAAGTATAAAGGTATAGCAAAGTGGCATTTAGAATTACAGGAAAGAGCCTATAAGACGAACATTGTTCGATTACCTAGTGGTAGAGAATATTATTTTCCTAATGTTTATAAAAGATTAAATAAATATACAGGTGATTATATCTATTCTAATTCTACCAATATAAAAAACTATCCTGTACAAGGTTTCGCTACTGCGGATATAGTTCCTTTAGCATGTCTTAATGTTTGGGAACTATTAAAAGAAAGGGAATTGAAAAGTATTATTATTAATACTGTTCATGATTCAGTGGTCCTTGATGTTCACCCTGATGAAGTTGATGATGTTATTAGCATTATTAAAACAGGGTTTACGAATGTTAAGGATTCTTTATTAACAAGGTATAGTTGTGAGTTAAATGTGCCATTAGATTTTGAAATAAAAAAAGGTTCAAATTGGCTTGACTTATCCACAATTATATGATATAGTGGAAGTACATAATGAGGTATAAAATACATGAGTAATGACTTAATAAACGATATGGATAATTTATCAAACGATAAGTTGATGTCTATGCTTGGTCAAGATATTGATTCAGGTGGCTCAATTTTAGGTAGATTATCAATTAACTATGATGCTGAGGATGCCGATGGCAATCTAATAAAACGTGGATTGTACAAAGTAGAAACACAAGAGCATGGTGTTATCTATGCTGAAAAGGTATCATTCAGACCTTTCCTTAACACTTTTCAGTATAAGAAATATGATGAAGAGAATGAGGAAAATAACTACAAATCCGTAATGTTCACAAGTTGGTCAGACGCTAAGCCTGATACCAATGGTACAGATGCATGTGGCAGTGTACCAAAAGCATTACGTGAAGACTTAGACCCTGTAGCAAAAACAGAACAAGACAAGATTACATGCTATCGAAATGTCTTTGGTGTTGTATCTATTAAAGGTAAGACATCAAAAGGTGATGAGGTTACATTGAGTAATGAGCCTGTTGTCTATAGGGTTAGGGGAGTAAACTTTCTTCCTATTGGTGACCAATTAAAGAGTCTATCCAAAAGGAATAAGATTATGTATAATACTGTACTAGAATTTTTTGGTACAGAAAAACATACTAAAGGAAGTGTTACTTATTTTGTAGCAAAGATTAAAGATTCCAATAAGGATGTTAAATTCTCTGAAGAAGACAAGGCAATTCTAAAAGACTTCCTTGACTATGTGAAGAATGAGAATGATTATGTGAGAAAGGAACACGATAATGCTATAAAGGAAAAACATAAATCAGTTGTCTCACCAGACGACTTAGATGATGACGCTATCTTAGAGGAAATGTCAGCTTAATGACTTTCTTAGAAGAAGTTAAATCATTTTTGGCACAGGCTCAAAACGAGCCTGTCGCCATACCTAAAAAGATATTAGAAGAATTTAAAGAAGATTGTGGAAAGGCAATCGAAAAACAATTTACGGATAAAAGAGAGAAAGAGTTCAGAATTAGAATGTCCAATATTGGTAAACCCTTATGCCAATTAAAAATGGAAAAGAAATATTTTAATGATGAATCGTTAAAGAATTTTGAAAATTACAATTATAAGTTACGTAATTTATTTGGTGACATACTAGAAGCAGTAGTCGTGATGTTACTAAAAGCAGTTAAGGCAAACATAGATAGCACACAGGGTGAAGTCAAACTTGATGCAGAATACTTTGACATCAAGGGAACTTATGATATCATTATTGACGATAAGGTATATGATATTAAGAGTGCTTCCCCTTTTGCCTTTGAGAAAAAGTTTGGGGAACAAGGTGGTGGATTTGAGAAGTTCGTAGAAGATGATGTCTTCGGATACTTATCCCAAGGGTATCTGTATTCGGAAGCCACCACCAAGCCTTTCGGTGGGTGGATTGTTGTGAATAAATCAACAGGGGAGTTGCTAGTCAGTAGCCCCCCTGAGGATGATGAGAAGTTTAGACAACAAGCCTTATCTACTGTAAAGAAAAATATCAAAGCATTAATGGATGATGAACCGTTTGAAAGATGTTTTGATTTAGTTGAAGAAAGTTTCTATCAAAAGAAAACAGGTAATAAAGTTTTAGGTACTGTATGTTCTTTCTGTCAGTATAAGCATAAATGTTGGGGCGATAATGTTCAATACTTGCCCCAACAACAATCTAAAGCTAAGAGTCCTAAGTATTTTTGGTATGCAGAAATAAACCAACCAAAGGAGACAGTCGATGAAACGAGTACCCGTTGATAATGATAGTGTTGTTATTGTCATTAAACCTTATGGCGATAATAAATTTGCCTGTGGGTTACATTCTAACTATGAACAAGACACAGAACAAAAAGCTATGTGCTATACTGTAGCTATGGGCCTTTGTCAGATAGCCCTTGATGACCCTGATATGGTCTATGAGATTGGTTTAAGTGTAGCTGAGATAGAGGAAAAGAAAAAAGAAGTAAAGACCAATGGCCATGATAATGTTCTTGACATTAAAGATTGGAGAAAGAAGTTAAACTAATGAAACATAATTCTGATTTTAGATATGACCTAGAGGTAGGGAAGAGTGGTGAAAAGATAATTGGTGAAATACTTAAAGGCGATAACGTTGAAGTAAAATCCGAAATAGATAAATGGATTAAGAGTGGGAATCACTACTGTGAATACAGAAGCAGAGGTAAGGATAGCGGGATACTAAAAACAGAAGCTAAGTATTGGGTTATTAATCTATATAAAGGAAAGAAGTTTTGCTTTGCTATTTCTTTAGAAACAAAGAGATTAAAAAAAATTATTGCCAAAAATAAATATCGTTCTGTTCCTGGTGGAGATAGCAACACTTCATGGGGTTGGTTAATTCCTTTAAAAGATTTATTGGATGTACAAAATTATGGATAAGATTAACCCTGATTATTACAAGAGTGGTATAGAAACTGCTGATTATATAGAGTCACATGACATGGATTATTTCCAAGGCAATGTGATTAAGTATGTTACTAGATTTAAGAAAAAGAATTTAGTGGAAGATTTAAAGAAAGCAGAGTGGTATCTGCAAAGGTTGATTAAACAGTATGAATAGATATGAAATAAAAGAACCTGTGTGGAAAGACAACAGTATAGGTGTAGCTGATTTTAGATTAAATTCTAGCTTACTTGTTGATATAACTTATAGAAATAAAAATAATGAAAGAGTATTTCCTGATACTTATATAATAAAAAATCCTAAGTTACAAGGTAGGGAATATCAGAGTATAAAAGGTAGAAGGATATATAAGTTTTTAATAGATGAATTAGAGGTGTACAATGAGAATAGTTAGAGACCCTTTTACAGGTAAGTTATTAGTTTCTCTTGATGCGTTTGAAATAAAACAAACAAAAGAGAAGAGTGTGTTTGAAACATCTTACGCAAACATAAAAGTATTCTTTGATGATATATATCAAATCGTCAATACACAAATTAGTAAGATAGAAAAAAAAGAAGAGAGGAAAAGAAATGAAGAACTTTTTGATAAGTGAAGAACAAAGACAAGAACTATTGAAGTATATGTGGACTAGACCTTATGGTGAAGTCTATCGATTAATGGAAGTATTATTAAAATTACAGGAGAGAAAGGATGAGCGAGTGGAAGAACCTAGTAAGAAGAAAGTTTGATTATAAGATTGATATTGGTACATACACCTTAGGTATCAATCGAGATTTTAATTTAGTGATTGACGAAGACACTGTCAATTACAAAGTCCTACAAGGCACTTTACAAAAAGTGTATCCTGATTTTAAACAATCCAATATAATTGTATCTGTAGCTAGAGAAACAAAATATCAGTTTGAAGAATTATCCGATAGGATGACTCACTTTATAAACAGAATAGTTTAATCATACAAAGAAAGTATCTCTTTCATTACTTCTTCTGTTCTTTTTTTTAGACCTGACATATCTTTTTCAGGTTTAAATATTTTAGTGTAGCCACCTTGTTCTCCTTTTGCAGGTTCTGTAAATTTTAAATTATCAGCAGCATCTTTATATAAACCATTTATCATACTATCAAAATACTTAGGAAATGAACTTTTAGATACTCCCCAAAAAGAATTTCTAACTAGTATAGATTTTACTTTCTCAGGTATATCATCAGGATTTTTTCCACTATTTTTTATTTGATTATTTACTTCTTGTTTTTTTGTAAAGTAATCACGTATTAATTCATCTTCTAAATCTGACTTAGTATAAGTTTTACCTGTTTTATATATAGTATCATATTCTTCAGGAGTTACTAAATGTCCTATTCCTATAGTAGGATTTCCTCCTGATGGAAGTTTTCCGTTTTCATCTATAGGAGTTCCTTTCGTTACTATTTTTTTAGTACTATCATCATATATAGAAGTACGAAAACCCTCTAGTTTTCTTAAATAGTTTAAGTCCTTTTTTAATTGAGGTAGTTCTTTTATCTTGATATCAGGACCTTCCTGCTCTTGTCTTCTTCTTACAGGTATAGTAATATCTAAAGCCATTACTTCTTCACCAAACTTCCACCGAAGTATAATCCCACTATTGATGACATAAGGTGAGTATCGAGAGGCGTAATTACTACACCTGCAAATGCTCTGTCCATTAGTATTTCTTTCTTCTCTATCAAAAACAAAAAACCAGGTTTAAATTCTGTCCATGTTAAGATGACAGGAATATCTAATAATACAGGAACTATCTTAGGCCATGCAATAACAAAGAACACAGCCGTTAAAGCTATGATTCTTCTTGTCCATTGGAATCCTTTGTTCTCATAAGTTCTTGCACTCTCAATAGATTTCATTTGGAAGTTTGCACGTTCCATTAACATCTTTTGTTCTTCTTGTTTTGCTTTAATACTTTGGCCCCAAATGGACATTACTCCACCAAGTAAGCTAGAGCCTAGCATTGTAATCATTTCTACTGGTAATCCTCCTAACATTTTATTCATCCTCCTTGCTAAATGTATCAAACCACCTAAATGCATAGGGGTCTTCACCCTGTAGTCTTTTAAAATAGGTTAGTTGTAATCTTTTAATATCTGTCATTAACTTTCCTACTTCTTTAATATATTCATCTTTATCAATAGCACCGCTACCGTATTGATTTTTTAATCGTGTAATTAACACTTTCTTTTTTCTTACATCTTTTTCTAATTCAATTCTCTTTGACCTAGCTAAAGTTTCTATACTTTTGTTACTTAACTTAATACCAAAAGAATTAAATAAAGCCTGTAATTCTGTTTCAGGAACACGATAAGGTGACTTCACATCTTTCATTGCTCTTTCTAATTTAGCTGTAGAATATGCTCCTGGAATATATGGAAAGTTAGGTATTAACTTTCTACCAAACATATCTAATGCTTCCATTGTTTCTTCCAATGGTCCACCATCGCCTCTTCTAATATCGGGTTCACCTCTAAAGATATCATATCCAAACATAGATTGAACAGCATCTCCAACAATACCAAAAGATGGTTGTAAAGGTTCAGGTAAGAAGGGTACACCTCTCTTTCCTTCAAAACTTAATACATCACCACCGGGGAATAATCTACTAATATTTAAAAACTTTGGTCTACCGTTTTCATCTTTCAATGGAATACGAATTGTTTTCTTAGGCATGAAAGGTAAGTCCATAATGTTACCTGCTTCATAATCTGCAAGTAATGCTCTCTCTACTTTAGCTTCTTCACCACCAATCATACCTTCTAGGCTAGTTAAACCATAACCTAGTGCTGCATACTTTGCATATTTAGTAGGTCTCATAATAGCGGCCTCTGCTAAGATTGGAACCATTCGATAAGTAAATGCAATAAAAGGTGTTACACTATTTCTTAACATATCAATCGCAGGTGCTTTGATATCATAATCAATAAATTGTTTTCTTGCAAATAGAGCGGCATCTTCATAGCTGTCACCTATTTTAATACGATGCATAAAGGCATTTAATCGGAAGACTTGGTCCTCTAATCGATACCAATCTTCTAGTGTTCCTGTTATTTCATTATTCTTAATAGCCTTTTTTACTTTTCGATAAATGTTTGTAGCTATACTTACAGAATTACTCCACTCACTTTCATTTACTTTTGTTTGATAAATATCTTTTAACTTATCAAATTTAAAATTTCTAATTTCTTGTTGTACAAAATCTGCATCTAAAACACCCATTCGTTTAGCTAGTTCAACGACATCTGATTCACTGCCGACTCCACCTGCATTACTTCTTAATGCTTTCCATGCATCTTTTAATCCTGTTAAAGGAACATCAGCTAAATCACTTAACACTACATTACCAAATATATTGTTAACATGCACTGTTGGATTCCATGCAGTCTTAGAAACTTTCCATAAGCTATTTAATTTTTTATACCCTTCCCATAAACCATTAGAAGATTTGTCCTGATATTTTTTCATTGCTACAATATCTTTCCATATCTCTTCAGGAACATATTTACCTGATAATTTACCATACTTGTAGTGAGGAGTTCCCTCAATCTTTGATTCAGGTATTTTTAAATACTTACCACTAAGTTCATACATTTCTTTAGCAGTTCTACCTTCTGATTTTACAGAATATTTACTTGCTATATCGCTAAAGAATTGATATTTAGCAATAGTTCTAGACATTACTAGTCCTGTATACTCCATAGTGATGGCCGCATTTTCTACTTCACCCATCCATAATCTTTCAGGCTTAGTGTATTCCCAACGTAAAGATATTTTTGCATCATCTCTAATAACCTTTTCTGTACCGTCAGGTTGTATTCTGTACAATCTATTATTTTTAAACACAACATCAGGCGGTAGTTCCCATCCACGATGTGTCTCATCAACAACATCATCTACTGTATTTTTTACAAATCTTAAATCATCAATATATTGTTTAGCAGTAGACTCTTGAAAGAAACCTCTTCCTCTTAACTCATCACCTATCTTTTTAAATTCAAAGTTAATAGGACCTTTTACTTTTGATAAGTCTTTATCTGTTGCTTCTTTATATATTCTCATGATGTAACTGTTAATATTTTTTTTAGCAGTTTGCTCATCTAGTAACCCTAAGTCAATATATCTTTGAGTCATACTAGTAATTTTACCTCTAGCTTTTCTTGCTAATCTTTGTATTTTTTGAGGTGCAATATCTATAGAAGCATCACCTGATAATATATTATAGAGTAATTTATTTTCATCCTCAGTTAATTGTTGAGCCTTTTTAGCTAATGATATCATCGAAGAAGCTAAACTATTTTCTAATCCTTGTGCTTGTATTTCAGCTAATCTATAATCTTTAGGTAGTCCTGCTCTATCAATAAACCATCTAGCAAATAATTCAGGATAAGTTTCAACAAATTCTACTTGGTCTTTGCCTTCCCCTACCTTTGTTCTTTTTACAAGATTTAATTTTTTTGCCTTTTCACTTTTTAAAAACTTTACACCACCATATCCTAGCATTGCACCTACAGTGGCTTGCATGAATCGTGTGCTTAGTGCAGGTTTTTCATCATTATCGGTATAGTCACCTACAAAACCCATAACACCACCTGCAAAAGCTGTACCACCTTCACCTGTCTTTACTGTTTCTAGTAATCTTTTACCAATATGCTTTTCATAATTCTTTTGATAACCTTGAAGTAATCTACTTAAAAACCATTTAGTAGGTCTTGATGTAGGTTTAGGAATATCGTGTACCTTTTTTACGTAAGGAAAAGGAATTTCTTTTGTTTCTTTTTTAAATATATCTTTGACTGCATCAAAAATACTTTTACCTTCTTTGGCTATTTCTTCATCTTTTTGTATTAATAATTCTCTAGGTCCACCTGTTTTAATTCTACCGTCTACAGCTTTACCTGTAACAGATGCTCCTTGAACTTGTACTGTGGATGCACCTCTTGCAATCATTTCTTCTTTGGTAAGTTTCTTTCCTAAAGGTATCATTGTACCTTTTCCTGTAACTTTAACTCCAAGATTTTTTAAACCACCCATTGCAGGTGATACGATACCGCCACCAACAGCACCTAATAAGGCCTGCTTACCTCTAGAATCAATAACAGACTCTTCATCTACATAACCTGTAGCTCCCGCTATTGCACCTGATACCATACCTGTTCTAGCCATAGAATATAAAGTCTTTGCTTTACCGAAAGGTATTAACCATCCTGCAGGGTCTAGTAATGCACCTGCAAAATAAGCCGCAGTTACCCAACCACCATTTTCTCCTTGCATTAACTCGTTCAGTTTTTGTTGATTAACTTTCATCTGTTCTTCACCAATACCTGCAATTTGTTTTGCACCTCTGTATGTATCGAGTAATCCTAGTTTAAATGCATAGGAATACGCATTGTCCACCTCAGGTGGGTCAATGGATTCTGCATCATTAGTTAAATCCGTAGATTGGAATAGGTTTTTTTTAGGTGTAAGTGTTGTGGTATTTCCTACAATAGATTTATCTGATATGAATTTGGGATTGATTCCCGATGTAGGTGTAGGTGTTTTATCATCTTCTTCTTTTGAAGATAAAAACTTTGGATTGATTACCATTTTAGGACAGTCCTAGTGCTGTGTTTATTTTTTCTGCAAGAGCCTTGTCTTCTTCACTCAGACCTTCAGTAGATATTCCACTCCCTACTTTATATATTTCTTTTACTGCGTCTGGTGTTAGGTTACTCCATTGTTCATACGTTAATGGACCTTCGCTCCTAAATCTAGGCTTTGATATTGAAGGGAATAAACCCTCATCTTCTGAAGGAATAGCTGTTTCAGATTCTTCTAATCTTTGTTGTATTAGTTCTTGTTCTGCTTTCTTTGCTTCAAACTGTTGTTTTTGTTTAGCGATAAAATCATCATACTGTTCTTGTAACTCTTCAGCTTCAGAATTTCTACCTGCTTTCTTTAATTCAAGAATGCCTTCGTTCATTGTTTCAGTATCTCCATTAACTAATGCCTCACTAAATACAGTATATGCCATATTAATAATTGGTGCATTATCCGAAGCAGTTGTCACGTATTTTAAATTAGGATGATTATATTGTGGATTATTCATCTTCTCAATGACATATGCTCTAGCATCTGCTAATGTTCCTGTAAATCCATACTCTATCATAGTCTGTGCTTGAGCATCAATATTAGCTACAGTCTGATAATAAGGATTTGTATCAGGTGTACCTGCTATATATTTTTCTGTTCCTTGACCTGCAGCGTCTACTTCTTCTACCAACATTTTATCATAAATATTATTATTGTTAATAACATTGATAGGTGTTAGTGTAGGTGAGTAGAATGTAGCACCTCTTGTAACAGGAATGTCTTTTAATTCAGGCGTAGTTACACCACTAATAATTCTTTCTTTTTCTTCTCTTACTTGTCTTTGTATGCCACCAGTTAATCCGTTCAATAAAAAGTTAGATGTTCCTTTACCTAAATTATTATATTCTACTAAACCATTTTCTATTGTATTTTTTGCTTCTGTTTTATAGGCTTCAGAGACAGTTGTTTTATAAGGGCTTTCCTCAAATTGTTTCTTTACTTCAGGGTCTAGACTATCGAAGGATACTCTCATTGCTCTTATCTCTTCTTCTTTTTGAGATGGTAATAAGGTATTTAATCCACCTAATTTTTCTGCACCCATTTGTTGAAACATATAATTAGCAAATGCACCACCCCCAACAGAACTTCCTACAGTTAAAGCCTCGTTATAATTTTCTGTTAATTTTTTTACTTCGTCATTAACTTCATTTTTTGCTATGGCTAAGTTTTCTAGTCCTTTGTTGCCTAGTTCTTTTGCTTCTTCAATTTTGTATAATGCTCTAGTACCTGCACCTGTAGCAATTTGTCTGAATGTTTTAGCACTTAATAATCCCATTATTTTTTACCTCTTGACATTAAACCTTTATCCATTTCTTCCATTTCTTCTTCCATACTTTCTTCTTTTTCTTTACTATTTTTGCTTTCCATTCTTCTAATATCTTCAGCAAAGTTTTTAGAATTAAATATGTCTTTTAAAACTTTTTGTGTTTCTTTAGGTTTAGGTCTTGTTAGTTTTATTTTATCAATACCTGATGCTTTACCTATCGCTGTTATCATTTTTTGAACAACAGAGGTAAGCATAATAGCTAAGTCAACATTAAATGCTCCTTCCATAAAACCTGAAAAGATAACCACTCTTGTTAAAGACTCAACAGAAACGCCTGTCTCTAACATCATAATCATTTTAGTTAGAGTATCTTTTCTTTGTAGTCTCTCCCATATAAAGATAGATGCATCCTCTACTTCAGTAAATCTTGGAGGATTTTCCCATACATAATTTTTGGGTTTATCTGTTAAAGATTGGCCCGGTACGGGTGCATCAAATGGATTTTGTGTTCTTTCTAGTGCCATTATCCTAAAAACCTTTTAGACATTTCTAGATAATCATTCTTTAAATAATTATCCCATGCTTGTAAAAACTGAGAATATTGAGCAGAAGTTTGTTGAACTCCACCTACTCCTACTGCTTTTTCTGGACTTCTTGCATCAATCATGTATCTTGTAAAATCTACATCAGGGGCAGTCGGTGCATTGGGTACACCCCCTCCACCACCACCTAATATACTTGCTCCTATTTTAAATATATCTCCTATTCCTAAAGCCATGTTGTCTCCTTATAGATTTGCAAATATTTCTAAACCAATAGCACCAATGATAGAATTGAGTTGTCCTTTAGCTTCTTCATCTAGAAGTGCTAATTCTGTTTCTCTTTCTAAGGCCGCCATTGCTACGTTATGTGCTCTATCTTTAGCATTTTCAGATGATGTATTAATCCAAGATGCTTCATCTCTCCATTGTTGCCATAATGCAGATAGTGCAAAGTTAGAAATGTTTAATAAATTTTGTGCGTCTGTTTGATTGGCCGCATTAATAGATGCAGTGTTTGCAGTATTAACGCTTCGTCTCCATGTGACATTGGATTGGTCAATCAATCTTTGATTTTCCACATTGAATCTTTGTCTTTGGTCTTCAAGCTGTGCATTGAATTGACTAATGGTAGCTTCTCTTTGTGCGTTAGCTTCAGCTACACCAATTTCATTCTGTGCATTTTGGGCCGCAATCTTATTAGATTCAG